AGTTCTTTCCTGTTTTAGTAATTCATATTAGATCCAGACCCCCCGCTAGTGCTGCCTGTATTTACAGTGGGCCTCCTAATAATGAGACTGCTAATACCAGAGCCACGGCGTTTTGCTTGTTTCTTTTTAGGCTTTTTTTGAACTGCCACTTCCGTAGGTGGAGGGGGTGGTGGTGGAGGCGGGTCTGCTTGAACCACCTTTGGTCTGGACATGCACATGATATTTAGAGGATATTCTCGTTCTGTTCTTGGAAGGCAGACTCCAGAAACTTAATCACAGACCTTTGTCCAAAGTGATAGTCTAGTTCCCGGAGGCTGGTAGATATATCAAAGTCTTTTTGAGGGAACCTTTCTTGTAGTGCCTCAAGGAAAACTTTAGATACAGTGGGGAAGTCTTTATTTTTCGTTATCATATATGGCTAGAGGTCGTTAAGTTCTACCGGAAGTTTATCGTTATTGATCCACTCCTTTGTTTGTAAAAGGCACATAGCATTCCACACTACAGCTCCAAGATGATCTTCCTCTTCGTCTTCTTCTATAAAAGCCCACAGATGTCTATAAATGCTGTCAACATAACGACTTAGGGGGATTCCCTTTTCCCAGTTTGACCTCCCATATTTTATAGCTCCATCCTCAAATCTTTTTGATGCAGCACGTAGGGCAGCTATAGGAAGCAAAGAAGGAATGCCCTTGCCAGTCATAGCGTCCCTCACAGCACCGCTATCAAAGTTACTGCGTTCTCCTGAGTCTGGAAGGTGTCTTACTGGGGTTCCCATAGCTTTATCTCCTTTGTTTCTTTGTTGTATTCGTTGTGTCTAAGAATTCGTGCGAGCCTAGCAGTCAGCAAAGCATCATCCTTTGTAAGTCCCTTGGATTCATAAGCATTGACCACGGTTTCCCATGACTCTCCGTTCTTGTCTAGCAGCTTTTTTGCTGTAATTAGGCCCACTCCCGGCACCCCAGCGTAGCCATCAGTAGAGTCACCAGCCATTGCTTGAACAAGGTGGAACCTATCGGCTTCCTCGTCTGTAGTGTCCTTTGTCTCATCCTTCAGGAAGTTATACCAAGTGCAAGGGAGAGTCCCAAAGTCCTTGTCCCCGCTTACTGCAATGGTGTTCTCCCTGTCTCCTGTGGCAAGGATTCCAATAACATCGTCAGCTTCCAGGTTGTCCCACTTGTCCCCATTAAAGGTTTCCATCATCCACTCCCTGATCTCATTGATACCAAGGGGGCTTCTTTTGTCCTTTCGGTTAGCCTTGTATTCTGGGAACAACTCATGCCTAAAATTCTTTTTGTCTGAAAAAATAGTTATTACCTCAGTAGTTTCTAGTTTCTCAAGGATAGTTTCAATTAGCTGGCTTGCCTCTGCCTTGGCTTGATTGAAGTCAGTGTGAAGAGTAAAGATGTCATCATCCCATTTAGTCTCCACTTCAGCAGCAAACGCTGCCCTGTAAAGAATCATGTCTCCATCTATCAATGCTTGTTTCATATTAGTTAGTGAGTTTCTGCCCAGTTAGCTCCTACTTTGTATTCGCCATCCAAAGGGCATTTGAAGTTAAGTATCTTTCCTGCCTTAATGATTGCGCTGACAAACGAGTAACCAAGAGCATCTGCTTCTTTCTTGTCGCAAGAAAACTGAACCTCATCGTGGACATTGGCGTGTATCTCGTAACGGATGTCTTTGTTATCCATCTCAAACTCCACAAGTGCTTGCTTCATAACCACAGCACCAGCCGATTGAAGCAACAGGTTCAGTGAGCTGTGCATCGAACGGCAAGGAAGAGTCCTGCCATCAAGACCAAACAAGTAACCATGTTTCTGGACTTGTTGGTGAACAGCAGAGGTAAGCGATTTGATTGCAGGGATCTTTGACATAAATGATGCCTTTAGTTGTTTGCCCTCTTTAGTAGACCCACCAACAATCTCACCAATCTTTTTGTCTCCTGCACCATATAGGAAGGCGTATATAAAAGTTTTCGCTTGGTCCCTATTTTCAAGGCCCGAAGCCTTTTGGTTTGCTGTATGGATGTCCCCTTCAAGGATCTCCTTTGCATACTGCCCTTTGTCCCACTGATACATATAGTGAGCAAGACACCTAAGTTCCAACCCAGAAGCATCAGCACCTACAAGCACCTTGTTTTTGGGGGCGGTAAACAAAGACCTACATTGTTCTCCATACTCTGCTCTTACTGCCGGAACTTGCGCCATGTTTGGATGGTGATGACTACACCTCCCACTCACAGTTCCCAAGGTATTGACTGACCCATGTAGTCTCCCTTTGTGCTCCAACTTGAGCCACGCTTGATTTCCTTCAGCAACCTGACCGAGCCTCTTACTGACCAACAAGTATTCGAGAAGTTTAAGTGACTGAGGTGTGTCTATCTCTCTAAGAACTGCCTCGTTGATTGCTGGGCGCTTGCCATCGTATTCCTGTGGATCCCACCCCGCCGACATAAGACGCTCTGCTATCTGATCCCTGGATGCTGGGTTAAAAGGAATCTCCTTTGTTTTCTTTGGGCCTCGCTCTACGTCCTTTGCTTTGTGCCCGTCATTAACAGCAGCCTTTTTGCTTGGGTATTGTTTGCCCCCTGCAACCCACCAGCAGGATTTCATCTCTGTGACTGTGGGACCAAAGACTTCTTGTAGTTCTTGCTCGATCTCAGTGCGCCGAACCATCAGCTTCTTTGTGAGATCCTCTGCTTTCTCTTTATCAAACGGAAACCCATTCTCTGTTTGCTTCCTCATTGCTTTGGCAAACGATGTCTCAAGCATAAGGGCTTGGTGTGAGTATTTCTTTTTCTCAACAAGATAGTGAAACAAAGAGGCAGTCACCTTTACATCTTGGACACAGTAGTCTTCCATCTCTTGGCTCCACTCGCTCCAGTCCTCTGTCTCTCCATGCTCGCTTTTGTGTATTCCAATGCGAACACCCCATGCCTTGAGAGAATGACTACCAATCAACTTCTTTGGGAACTCTTGTCTCTTGTAATCGTCTGCCTTGAGGTCTGGGTAGGACAACTGAGCAAGGATCTTTGTGTCGTAGATTGAATGGTGGTCCCAGTTATATAGTTTCTTCAAAGCAGGACCATCAAAGTTAATGGCGTTGTGTCCAATCACGTAGTCATGCTCACTCAGTAAAGCCAAACCATCCTTAATATTATCCGCTTGGAACCTGTGAACCTTCTCTTCGTAGTCAATAACAACCATACAGTGGAGAGTCTTTAAGTCCTCCAACGTATCCCAGTTGTCTATTGCTTGTGTCTCTATGTCAAAAAATGCTGTCTTCATTGTTTTCAGTCGTAGTCTCGTTGTTGAATTCATTCGCTATATCTTCAGTAAGCAAGCCAGTCTCAATGTCAAAATCAAGAGAACAAGCAATGCCCGTTTGTCCACTAAATCTGTTCTTTAGAACTCTCAGTTGTGTTTTGTTTCTTTCTTCTGCGTCCTGCTGGTTTCTCTCTAGGCCAATCACCATGTCACTTAGCTGGGCAATACCAGCAGATCCACGAAGTTGGGCTAGTGATGTTGTTGCTCCTTCCTCATGGCCCCTTCCTTCAGGACGCTTGAGGTGACTCACAAGGATGAGAGCTATGTTTGTTTCTTCTACCAGTGACCTAAGTTTTGTCATGGTGTTATCAATCATCCGTCTTTCGTCCCCATCCCCCATGCCACTTACCACGATTGACAAGTGATCCAACACAACAACTTCAGTGTCCAAAGCAAGAGCAAGAAAACGAATGTGAGAAAGCAAGTTGTCGCTATCAAGACTTCCGAAGTGGTCGTAAAGAAACAACCTGTCACTACCTACAGTTGACTTGAAGGCATCATAAAACTCATCGGTTACCTTGAACTGCTCTTGTAAGTGGAGTTGTTGTTGCATCTCGATTCCCACAAGAGACAAGCCAGTCCTTTCGATAGACTCTTCAAGAGCAATGTAACCAACCTTCTTTTCAGTAGTAGTAAGCAAGTGGTGGGCGATTACCTTACAAACCTGGCTCTTACCAATACCACTCCCAGCACAAAAGGTAACTATCTCCCCTTTGCGTAAACCTCTGG